CGGGGCGCATCTCGAGGCCGCGCACCGCGGCGAGATCACCAGGCTGATGATCAATCAGCCGCCCGGCTCGATGAAAAGCACCACGGTGGGCGTCGCGTTCCCTGCGTATGAGTGGGGGCCGATGCGCCGCCCTGGGCTGCGCTACTTCACAACGAGCTACGAGGCCGGCTGGGCACGGCGCGACAGCCGCAAGCATCGTGATCTCGTGCTGAGCGAGTGGTTCCAGGAGCGCTGGCCGCACGTCAAGCTGACGACATTCGGGGAAGAGGAATTCGAGAACACGGCCAAGGGTGGCCGCAAGGCTGTGCCGATCGCGCGCCTCACTGCTGGCCGCGGAAACCGGCTCCTGATCGATGATCCGCATTCGACAGAGCAGGCGGAATCGCTGGCCGACAAGGAGCGGGCCACCCGCATCTTCAAGGAGTCGGCGCAGAGCCGCCTCAATGATCCCGAACGCGATCTCATGGTGCTCATGATGCACCGGCTGGCCCCAGATGATCTCTGCGGTGTGGCTGACGAGATCGAAGAGAAGGGCGGCGCGAAGTGGGTCAGGCTGGTCCTGCCTATGGAGTACAACCGCTCGCTGACGGTCAAGACGCCGTGGTTCGAGGATCCGCGCAAGGAAGAGGGCGAGCTGCTGTTTCCCGAGCGGTGGGGCCGCGAGAAGGTCGAAGAGCTCAAGATCACCTCGGACTTCGCCTGGGATACCCAGTACCAGCAGCAACCCAAGGCCCGAGCGGGCTCCTACTACTTCGGTGCCGAAAGCTTTCTCGAGGCCAAGGAAGTCGGCACGCCTGAGGTCCCCAAGGTCGAGCACCGGCCCTACGATATGCCGACGATCTGCGATGCAGTGTTCGCGGTGGCCGATACGGCGAGCAAGACGGAACGGAAACACGACGGCACCGGTGTGGTCTACTACGCCTACCAGCGCTACCCGACGCCGCTGCTCTGGGTGCTGGAATGGGATTATAAGAAAATCCCGGCCGACATGCTGACGGCATGGATGCCGGGCATCCTGAAGCGTGGTGAAGAACTGGCGCGCCTGGTGCGAGCCCGCGCCGGCTGGACGTACTGCTTCGTCGAAGACAAGGATTCCGGCGTCGCCCTGATCCAGCACGCCCAGCGGAGAAGCTGGCGGGTCAAGGCGATCCCCTCCGAGATCACCGCCATGGGCAAGGATGGTCGCGCGCTCTCGGTGTCGGGCTACATCACGCAGAAGCTGATGCGAGTGACCCAGCCGGCCTATGACCACGTCTGTCAGTTCAACGGCAGGACGCGAAACCACTTCTTCTATCAGATGACGCACTTCCGGATAAAAATGAGCACGCCGGAAGATGAAGACGAAATGTTCGACTGCGGCGTCTATGGTTGCGCTCTTGCCTTCGGCAACAAGGAAGGCTTCTGATTTCGAGTTGCTACGGGCCGGCGCTGGCGTTCGGCGACAAGCAGGGATTCTGACCAAGGCCGGAAGCGCTAACAGACCGCGCCCGTAGCACACACCCCAGGGAGGGCGCATGGCGACGATCGCCCTCAACGGCTCCTCGCTCAACCCAGAGCTCATGCTCCTGCTCGGCGAGAACGAGGGCATCAAGCCCGGCAGCCAGCCGAGCTACCAGTTGTGCAAGACGATCTACCTCTACCATCCGTGGGGTTCGAAGATCGTCGACAAGCCGATCAAGATGGCGCAGAGCCAGCCGCGAGAGATTGCCATCCCGGTGGCACCGGACATCGTCAAGGCGGCCTACCTGCGGGAATGGAAGCGGATGAAGGCCGACAAGGCCATCCGCAACCTGGCGCGGACGGCCCGCATCTACGGCATCGGCAGCCAGGCCGTGATGATCGAGGGCGAGGATCCGAGCAAGCCGCTCGACCTCAAGACCCTCTGGAAGAAGGACATCGTCTTCAATACCTTCGACCCGCTGAATACGGCGGGCTCGCTGGTGCTCAACCAGGACCCGCTGGCGATCGACTTCCAGCACCCCGTTTCGATCCGGGTTAGCGGCAAGGCGTTCCACCGGACCCGTTCCTGCATCGTGATGAACGAGGCCCCGGTCTACATCGACTACCAGGCCTCGACGTTCGGCTTCACCGGGCGCTCGGTCTACCAGCGGGCGCTGTACCCGCTGAAGACGTTCATCCAGACCATGCGGACGGACGATCTGATCACGGTGAAGGCCGGTGTGATCGTCGCGAAGCAGGAGCAGCCCGGCTCGATCATCGACGGCGCCATGCAGTGGCTCTATGCGCAGAAGCGCAACCTGCTCGGTGAGGCCAAGACCTCCGACGTGCTCGGCATCGGCAAGGACGAGTCGATCGAGACCCTGAACTTCCAGAACCTGCAGGGCCCCTACGAACTGGCCCGCAAGAACTGTAAGGAGAACGTGGCCTCGGCGGTCCCGATGCCGGCCAAGCTGCTGAACGACGAGACCTTCGCCGAGGGCTTCGGCGAGGGCACCGAAGACGCCAAGGAGATCGCCCGGTTCGTAGACGACACCCGGGAAGACCTCGATCCGATCTATTCCTGGATGGAGACGCTCTGTTTCCACCGGGCCATCAATCCGGACCTCTACAAGCTGGTGCAGAAAGCGTACCCCGAAGAGTACGGCTCCCGCCCGTTCGAGGAGGTCTTCTACGAGTGGCGCAACAGCTTCGAGGCGAAGTGGCCAAACTACCTCAGCGAGCCGCCGAGCGAGCTGGTCAAGGTCGACGATGTGAAACTGAGGGCGCTGATGGCGCTGCTGGAAATCCTGCTCGGCCAGTTGAGTCCGACGAACAAGGCCAAGCTGGTCGAGTTCGTGCAGGACAACGTCAACGAGATGAAGCTGCTGTTCAACGGCCGCGATCTCGACCTCGATCTGGAGGACATCGTCAGCTACGTGGCGCCGCAGGGCGCCGGCGACGACTTCAAGCCGGAGCCTGAAACGCTGTCCCGTTCGGACAGCATGGAAGAATTCAAGGCTGCTGTGCTACGGTATGTCGAGAGCCGGCCCCGTCCGGTGGAACACAGAAAGAGCGCGTGAGCACCGCCGAAGAGATCACCGCCGACGTGCACGAGAGCCTGATGCAGGCCCGCAAGGCCCAGCAGGTCTATGTCGAAGCGCTGACCGAATTCGAGGTCGCCTGCATGGGCGGTGACGATGCGGTGATTGAGGCCTGTCGGGCGAAAGTCATCGCCTGTGTCGAATCGTTCCTCGAGCATCACGCCGCGGCCTTCCGCCGGATGCGCGACGGAAAGGTCTAGGAGAAGCAGCACATGGCCGAAATCTTCAGCGTGCCGGGTTCGGACCCCGACACGCCGCTCCGCTACGATCCGGACAAGATAATGAACCCTCCGTATGGGGTAGTCCTTCAGGTCGGTGATCTCCAGCGGGCACCGCTCGTCGAGGCTCTGTCCGGGGCGCGCCAGGCCGCAGCCCTCATGCTGGCACAGTTCCCCCTGGACCCGCTGCGGCTCAGCGCGCGGAAGCCGTCACCGTCGACCAAGCTCAGCGCGGCGCAGCGGCGGGCCGCGAAGATCGCGGCGGGCAAGCTGAAGGTGACCGCGGACGGGCGGTTGTCGGGATAGCAGGTGGCCGATCCCACCTTCGCCGAGGTGCTGAAGTCCGCCATGGACGATGTCGAGCGCCGGGGCTTTCTCAGCATCGAGCAGGTCAAGGAGTGGGAGCGACGGCTGGCCGAGGCATTGCGGCGCTCGTTCACGCCGGATGCCGTCATGAAGACCATGGTCGATCGTGCGCTCGTACGGCTCTACGAGCAGATGGTCGACCAGGCCAAGATCCTGAAGTTCCATCCCGGTGTGCCTGTTTTCACGCTGGAGCGCATCAAGCCGCATCTCAGGCCCGAGCTCGACAAGCGCATCGCGCTGAGCCTCAACCTGATCCGGCTGAACAAGGAATCGGTCGTCTCGAAGATGCAGCAGCGGTTCTCCGGCTGGGCAAGCAGCGTGCCGGCCGGGGGCAGCGAGCACAGCAAGGCGCGCGAGGCCAGGGACACGCTGAAGAAGGGCCTGTCGGGACTGAAATTCGAGGAGCGCCGCGTCCTCACCGATCAGGGCCACAAGCTGGTCTCCTCGATCAACTCGGTGCTGGCGCAACAGGGCAACGCAATCGCCGCGATCTGGCATAGCCATGCCCATCAAGCCGGCTACGACTACCGCGAAGAGCACAAGGAACGTGAGATCGAATCGCTGCGCCGGCCCTTCCTGGTGCGCGATAGCTGGGCGCTGAAGGATGGCCTGATCCGGACCACCGGCGCCCGCTACACCGACGGCATGACGCAGCCGGCCGAGGAGCCGTTCTGCCGCTGCTACTACCGCTACCTCTACAACATCCGCCAGATGCCCCGAGACATGCTGACCGACGCGGGCCTGGCCTTCCTGGAGAACGCAGCGCGCAAGCGCGCCGCCCTCGCCTAGGAGACTTCACCACATGGCTGATCTGCCTTTCGCTCCTTCGGGCGCGAGCAACTTCGGCCGCGCGGCGGCTGTCACGCTAGACACCCCGTTCACGTCTCGCGCGATCTACGTCGGTGTGTCCGGCGACATCACCGGCATCCCGGCCGGGCAGGACAACGCCGTGCTCTTCAAGGCGGTGCCCGTCGGCATCTTCAATGTGGCGATGACCCAGGTGAACACCTCGGGCACCACAGCAACCGACATGCTGGCACTGTCCTGACGCGATGATCGTGCAGTTTCGCAGCCGCAAGCATGAGCGGTTGTGGTTCCGACCGACCGAGGAAGAGATCGACGGGCTGACCTGCCCA